CACCAATCGAGGAGATTCTGGAGGTATTTTATTTTATGCTGGCAGACAGGGACAGGCTGTTGCCGTCTCCATGCATGTTGGTTCAGCAGAAGCAGGAATGCGCTTTGGCATATCACTTGTTATATGGCGAGAGTTTATTGACCAGATGATTGCAAACATTAGTGCTTCACACGCGCTCCCATTTCCGATGGAGATTTGTGATCATACACCTGCCAATAAAGTAGCTGTGCCTCCTACTAAGAGTGCTATCCATCGATCTAAGCTTTTTGGCTGCTTTGGAACTATGCCTCTCAAGGTGCCTGCTGTACTTAAGCCCTTTACTGATGTTAATGGTGTTGTCAAACATCCATTATACATGGCTATTGGCAAGATGCACCAGTCCTTTACTGTACCAACTCCTTTACCACCTACTATTGATGTGTGGTTACAGCGTTTATACCCACGAGATAGTGGTTTTGTGCTAACTTCGCATGAGGCTATTAATCGTATTGATAGACCTGGTAGTATGCCCATTAATTTAGGCACATCATGTGGATGGCCTTGGTCAGTTGGTAACGCAAAAGGTAAACTGTCTTTCATCACCCGAAAAGAGGATCAGTTGCTTTACATTGAGCCACATTTTCAAGCTGTCATTGATAGTCAGCATGCAAAACTTTTGGCTGGTGAACAAATATCAGTTGTGTTTGCAGATATTCTTAAAGATGAAACTCGTCCTATAGAAAAGGTTGTTGCTGGCAAGACTCGTTTGTTTTCTACCTGTCCATTGGATTATCTTGTGCTTATTAGAATGTATTTCCAAACTTTTGTCTTATCAGTTCAATCAAAAGCAGCTACTCATCCAATTAGTGTTGGAATTAATCCTGCTTCTATGCAATGGATGATGCTTTATAATCGGATTAAAAACAAAGGGTTATCTATTGTTGCGGGAGATTTTTCTAATTTTGATGGCAAGTTGCCTGCGTTTGTTGGACGCAAAGTGCTTGAGTTTGTTAATTGGTGGTACAATGATGGGCCCCAAAATGCTCGTGTACGTGAATTGCTGATGGAGCATATGTTCTCAGCGACGCATGTGTGTTATGATAAGATGTATAAAGTGTGTGATGGGAATCCGTCTGGAAATCCTATAACATCAATTTACAACTCATTTTGTAACATCATAATGTGTTTTACTGTTTTAACAGAAGATTTAGGTCTTACTGAAACGCAGTTCGCTTTAGCTGTTTACGGCGATGATAACATATTGGGAGTTGAGCAATCCGATATCACATGTGGGACCTTAGCTCCTTATTTCAAATCTAGATTCGATATGGATTACACCCACTTTAGTAAAGATGCGGTGGATAGATCGGACACGATGGAGACAGTGGGTTTCATTGGTCGGAAATTCAAAGATGAGGATGGCTTTAAGAGAGCACCATTAGATTTGGATGTTGTTAAAGAGATTGTATACTGGTATCATGGAGATATTGATCCTGCCTTAGTGCAGTGTTCAGAATCAGATTCATTTTTCAGGGAACTATCTCATCACGGTAGAGTTACTTATAATAGGTTGAGTGACCAATACTTGTGCTGTGTCAAGAGTGTTTGGCCAGAAATTTACAATGCAGTTTATGCTATGCGTTTGCTGTATGAAACGTACATTGTGGAAATGTACACCGACCCTGTTGCGCGGGCCGTCCGAACGGAAAATTGTGTGACACTATTGTCGGGAGACACTAAAATTCATTGCAATACTTTTGCTGCGACACAAGAAGCTGTGTCAACCACACGGAACGAAGAGTTCACTGATCGAGCTGTTAA